ATGGTACAAATGCCGCCGGGATCGGCAAAATCGACCTACACGTCAATGTTCCTCCCTGCTTGGTGGTTCACGCGGCATCCCCGGGACTCGATAATAGCCGCATCGCACACCGCCAGTCTCGCCACTTACTTCGGACGCCGAGCGCGGTCCATTGTAGCAGAAGAGGCTCATTCGCTAGGATACGGCATAGGCGCTCTCGACCGAGCCAACTCCCACTGGTCCACCTCGTCGGGAGGAGAATACTACGCGGTCGGAATTAGAGGCGCGATGATCGGACGCCGGGCGGATCTGGCGATCATAGACGATCCCGTTAAGTCACAGGCAGACGCCGATAGCCAACTCCAACGGGATCGCATCTGGGATTGGTATCGGTCCGACTTGGTCCCGCGTCTAAAGCCGAAAGCTCGGATTGTGCTCATCATGACCCGCTGGCACCAGGACGACCTTTGCGGCCGTCTGATGGAGCACAACCCAGACGAATGGCGTTGCCTGAAGCTGCCCGCCCTCGCAGAGGAGGAAGACCGATTGAACCGTTCTGCTGGCGAGCCCCTGTGGCCGGAATGGGAGGATACCCTTGCTTTGCTGCGCCGCCGCGAAACTGTGGGCGAACGCGCCTGGCAAGCACAGTTCCAGCAGTCGCCAAGGCCGAATACCGGGACGCTATTCAAGGTCTCGTGTCTCGATTTCATCGACGCACCAATAACGCGATCAACCATCCCGGTCGTCCGGGCCTGGGACCTGGCGGCCACCACAACAACCGGCCATAACGATCCGGATTGGACCGTCGGTATCAAACTAACACACAATGGATCGGGACGTTACATCGTACTGGACGTTATCCGATTGCGCGGAAGCCCGCGTGAGGTTGAAGATGCTATCGCGATCGCTGCACGCGCTGACGGTCGCAGCGTAACAATTGGTCTTCCAGTGGATCCTGGCCAAGCCGGCAAGAGCCAGACCTCCTACCTGGCCTCTCAGCTTGCGGGCCATCACGTGGTTACATCGCGGGAAACAGGCGCAAAAGCGACCCGGGCAACGGGAATAGCGTCTCAGATGGAGGTCGGAAACGTTGCCCTCGTCAGAGCTGGTTGGAACCACGCATTTATCGAGGAGCTCCGTGATTTCCCGTTTGGTCGAAAAGACGACCAAGTCGATGCGTTATCGCGCGCATTTGGCCTGCTGCTGAGTATTGGTCCCCCTACGAGAACTCTCTCGGTCTCACACATAGGCCGCTGATCCCAAAGGGATTGGGCGCATCTTTTACGCCAAGGCATAGGTCGGAATGTTCGACACAATTTGCAGTTTGATCCCAAAGGACCCGGATTATTCGCCCCGGACGCGAATGCTTGACATCCTGCATAGAGTACTGGACGGAACACTTTACGACGTCCTGCCCTATCAGTTCCACGAAGAACGCAGCCTCGGGGGTGACTACATACCTTTGCGAAGCAGGCGACCTAGTGTGCGCTACGGGCTTTCGCGAGTCGTCGTCGAAGACAGTGTCTCTCTCCTATTCAGCGAAGGGCACTTTCCTACCATCGATTGCGCAGACCCAACTATTCAAACATCCCTAACAGAGATTACCAAAGAAGCACGCCTGAACCAAATCATGACAGAGGCAGCGATCTGCGGCTCTGTCGGCTCCGTGGCAATTCTTATGCGAGTGTTGCGCGGACGCATATTCTTTCAGGTGCTTGACAGCACGTATCTCACGCCCACGTGGGATCCCGAAGCGCCAGACTCGCTATCCAGCGTAACTGAACGGTACAAGGTCAAAGGACAGCAACTCCTTGGGATTGGCTATCAAGTCCAGGATCCCGAGTTTGATTATTGGTTTCAACGCCAATGGGATACCGAATCTGAAACATGGTTTACCCCCGTTGCGGTCGGCAATACGCAATCACCTGGAATCGATCTTGGACGCAGTGTTAGGCACGCCCTCGGTTTCGTTCCTATAGTATGGATCAGGAACCTGCCGGGTAAGTCGGCCACTAATGATTCGAACGACGGCGCCTGCACGTTCAGAGCTGCAATAGAGACACAAATAGAAATAGACTACCAACTCAGCCAGGCCGGCCGAGGGCTAAAGTACAGCAGTGACCCAACGCTATTGATTAAAGAACCGGCGGCCAGTGATACCCAGATAGTTAAAGGCGCTGGTAACGCCCTGGTCGTGAGTGAAAGAGGTGACGCCAGATTACTGGAGATCGGCGGTACCGCATCGGCAGCGGTAATCGAATACGTGCGGACTTTGCGCGAACTGGCATTAGAAAGTGTGCATGGGAACCGTGCAAACGCCGATCGCCTGACGGCGGCGCAATCCGGGCGGGCTCTCGAATTAATGAACCAGGGACTGCTGTGGCTTGCTGACAACTTGCGAGTGAGCTACGGAGAGACTGCATTGCTAAGCCTTGCACGAATGGTCGTTCGTGCATCCCACCTCTATTCACTCCGCACAATGGAAAGGGAGGTTCCAGCACTCGATACGTCCGCCCGCTTGTCGATCAAATGGCCCCGCTGGTATCCTCCTACAGCAGATGATCGTCAGAAAGACGCTCAGACCCTGACCACCCTTGTAACCGCCGGATTGATCAGCCGCGAGACAGCGGTAAAGGCGATTGCCGACACCTTCGACATTGAGGATGTCCCTAACGAGCTGGCTGGCATCGCGGCAGACGTAACTACCGGAACACAGTGATGACAGAAAACCCGAATATAGCCGAACCAAACACAAATGATGTCGAGGAGCTTCGCATTAAAGCTGGACTCTTGGAACAAAAGCTCAATGAATTCAAGGAACAGTCGGACAGACGACTGATACTGGCAGAAATGAAGGCCGAAGCGATCCGTGCCGGAATGATAGACCTAGACGGTCTGAAACTTCTGGACCTCTCGGAGATGAGACTTAACGAAAAGGGGGATATCGAGGATGCCATCGGATTGATGGGGCAATTCAAAAAGGCCAAACCATGGCTGTTCGGAGCGCCATCGTCGTCCACCCCTTTGAGCGCTCCGTCAGTCCTACCCCCACGCCAGAAGCATGCCACAGAAATGACAAACGCAGAATACGCGGTCGCTCGCGCGGCGCTGTTAAAGCAGCGTTATTAGTCCACACGATACTCGGATTTTTTAGTAGATAAAAGGGACCGTTTATGGGAATCCAGAACTTTCCTCTAGCTTTACAGCCCATCATACAGCAGGGCTTTCTCGAACGCGAATTTGAGCAGGCACTTCGCTCACGGCTAGGATATCGGGCGTGCGCAGATCGGGAGTCCTTCGCTGTCGGGATTGGCGAAACCCTTACTAAGACACGTGTGGGGCTTAAGCCCACAGTAACCACGCCACTAGCTCCAGCTACGAACACGAATTTCGACAACGGCTTGAGTGCGACTACTTGGAGCGTAGAGCAGTACACAATCACGATCAACCACTACGCTGCCACAACCGATCTTAACATGGTAACCGCCAGGGTGGGCATCGCCTCGCAGTTCCTGCAAAATGCCTATGTTAACGGCGAACAAGCGGCACGCAGTCTCGACGAATTGGCTCGGAACGCTCTGTTTAACGCATACTTTGGTGGAAACACTCGAGTACGGGTAACACTTGGTAGTGCCGGGCCGTCTCTAGCAGTCGACGATATTCGCGGCTTTTTGATGGCCTTTGTCAATGGCGTCCAACAATCGGTCAGTGGCTCCAACACCTTGACAGTCACGGTCGGGGCAAACGTCTATACGCTGGTGGGCGCCGTAGCGGACGCAACCAATGCTTCCACGACACCAAACGGTGTATCTGGCGTACTAACGTTCTCAACCAACGTCTCTGTCAGCGACGGCACTGCAGGAAACACGGTAACGGCTGCAAACGCGTGCGTGATCATCAGACCATCGCAACGCAGCAACACATCTCAAATCGTCGCCACCGACACGCTAGCCATGTCCTGCCTGCTTGACGCCGTCTCTAAGTTGCGGATGAACGCAGTCCCGGAAATTGATGGGTCTTATAACTGCTATCTGGATCCAGTATCCGCGCGCCAATTGTTTGCCGATCCGGATTTCAAACAACTCTTCCAGGGGGCCACGTCTGCTAACCAGGTATTCCGGCAAGGCATGACAAATGACTTCTTGGGCCTGAGGTTCATGCCGACTACCGAGGCATTTGTTCAGCCACACCCCAGCCTCGCAGGCCTCATGATACGTCGCCCCATCATCTGTGGGCAGGGAGCGCTGGTAGAAGGGGACTTTGCCGGTATGGCTGCCGAAGACGTGGCTCCGGCGGATTCGATCGTCGTGGTTGTCGACGGAGTGGCCATGGTGACTCGCGAGCCAATAGATCGATTGCAACAGATCATTGCTCAGTCCTGGTATTGGATGGGTGGCTTCTGTGCGCCGTCAGACACAACAACGAACTCAAGTACGGTCCCGACTGCCACTAACGCCGCATTCAAGCGCGCGGTGATGGTAGAGCACATCGGCTGACGTCAAAGAGGGCGGACTTATATTTCACTTGTACCACTGGCCTGTTCCGGCCGGAGGTGCCGGTCTTGTTGAATCCTGGCACAACCTCGGCCTGGAGTCGACGGTGGATTGGTCACAATGACATTAACAGACTCCGAGAAGACTGACGCACGGCGGTTTTGCGGTTATCCCGCATATGGCGCCGCTCCAGTCGGGTTTCAAACATGGCGATTCTATCAAGTTTACGGACTGCTCGAATTCCGACTCAATAATCTTTCGCTTCCGGAAACCGGGATATTAAGGCGTTACTTGGGAACCCTGACCGTGCTCGAAATGGCAGTGCCTCGCTCAGCCGAAAACCTTGACACAGACATTGCAGCCGTTTGGACCAGGAATCGTGATGAGACACGCGATCGGACTAAACTATTCGACGACTGGCGCAGAAGGTTGTGCGGGTTCCTTGGAATTCCTCCGGGTCCAGCGCTGAGCAACAGCGGCATTTCTCTGGTAGTTTGAAATGAACCCCGACCACCTCGAAGACCGTATCCGCTGGGGCTCCAATGTGGCAGCGAGAGCTGTCGGTGTAATGACGAACGCCTACCGACCAAGCAGCTCACACAACCCACTCGCAACACAAAACAGATTCCTTCGTCTTCATGCTGCATTTGGCGGCCTTGATGGGAGTCATGACAAACCAAATGGGTATGGCAATGCGCTATGGTGTGGCATATTTGACGCAGCATACACTCGCCCTGGCGATTATCTGACGCAAAGCAAGACCAGCTGGTTCATAGCGTCGCAGCAAAGGTTGCTGCCCGTTCTGTGTGTGAAGACCAACCGAGTGATCTCGTTCACTCGTCCAGCAGCACAGCCCAACTCCGGGGTAAACACTTATGGCGGTATAACGGCTGCCAATGTCACCTCGCTCATGACCAATTGGCCAGCAAGCGTACTGGTCACACCGAGAGAAGGTCATCCTCTTGCAAGCCTGCCAAACAATACATCAGTCTCCTATTGGACAGTCTTGCTGCCGGCACGCCCCGAGGTTGTGATACAGACTGGCGACTTGATGTCCGACGACCTCGCACGTAATGGTGTCGTTGCAACTACCGAGTTAACTGACCTCGGCTGGCGGCTAGCAGTAAGGCAGGCAACAACCTGATGGCTGATCAGTCAGATGTCGAGAATGCGTTGGTCGAACTCGCTGCCAACGCAATATACCCAAATGGCCCTGGTTCATCAAGTCTTCCTGGGCCAGAGTGTCGGATGTACCGCGGCTGGCCGAATTCCGCGGCGCTTAATGCAGACCTTGCAGCGGGTGTGATCAATATTACGGTATTTCCAAAGGGCGAGCCGGGCCATAATACAACACGATATGCACCTCGCTGGCTTTCCTCTCCAGCAAATCCAACGCTTACTGCGTCCGTTTCCGGCGTATCGGTTACCATTGGTGGCACGGCAAGCGCGGGCCAACTCGTTGGCATATGTGCGAACAACTGCAGTTACGTTTACGAGTCGCAACCTGGCGATATCCCGGAGACCGTAGCAGCAAACTTGGCGGCTTCTGCGCGCGCTAACTGGATCGTCAACTTGTCTGGTACGACGTTAGCAATTCCTGGCGCCAGCAGTCTATTGGCACGAGTAGTCGCATGTTCGCCCGCAGAACAGGAAGCGCGCCGGCAGCGCCAGGGCTTCCGCATCACCTGCTGGTGCCCGACGCCCGCAGCTCGCGACACGTCGGCATCCGCAATTGATCTATTCCTTGCAAGTTTCCAATTCATCGATTTGGCTGATGGCTCTCAGGGCCGCCTCCAATACTGCGGAACGTTGGTATTTGACCAATCTGAGGACGCGCTACTCTATCGTCGCGATCTGCTGTACGATGTGGAATATCCGACCATTGTTACCGCTCTACAGCCCGCCATGATTTTCGGTAATATTATCGTAAATGCCGGTACCTTCACAGCCTAATACTGGAGCCTTCATGGAAATGCACTTAGTTGTTGTAAAAGTGTTTGACGGATTCTCACGCGGTGATGTGATAACCGATTCGACGCGCATCGCCATCATCCTCGGCGGTGCCCACGCCCAAAACGTTGTGCGGGTAGCCGCGCGGACACCCGGGGGGGCCTGAAAGCAATGCCTATCGTGCAGCAGGGTAGCATCAATACTACAGCGCTAGTCGTGCCGGATCTGTATGTTCAGATCGTGCCTCCCCAAAACCTGGTGTTGAACGGTGTTCCCACCAATGTGGTAGGTGTTGTTGGTACGGCGTCCTGGGGACCTGTCGCACAGCCCGTCATTGTATCGACCATGGCGGATTATGCCCAAGCTTACGGTCCAATTGTCGCTCGAAAATATGACATGGGAACGCAAATCGCCACGGCAGTACAACAGGGCGCTCAGAATTTTCGGTGTGTTCGCGCAACCGATGGCACCGATACGGCCGCGCAAGTGGTTGTTCCTGGGACAACTGCCAGCTTCACGGCTCTTTACAGCGGTTCGCTGGGCAACCGGGTCAACCTAACGCTACAGCCCGGCTCCGCGGCAAACACCTGGCAATTGATAGCGGCACTGCCGGGACGGCAACCTGAGGTCTATGATAATATCGGCGGAACCGGGGCGCCGTTCTGGGTCGCTCTCGCAACGGCAGTAAACCAAGGCCAAGGTCCACAGCGCGAACCGTCGCAACTTGTAGTGGCAAGCACCGGGGGCGCCACAACAACGCCCGTGCCCTTTGCAACGACACTCGGTGCCAGTACGCCAGGTTCCGACGGCGCATCCGGTGTTTCATCCATCCAATTGGTCGGCATCGATATATCCCCGCGCACCGGCATGTACGCTCTGACAGGCCAGGGATGCAGTATCGCGTTGCTGACTGACTCGGACGATCCAACTCAGTGGACATCGCAATCAGCATTCGGTCTTCAGGAAGGTGTCTATATGATCCTCACAGGCCCCCCCGGGGATACCATCCTAAACGCGGTATCGGTAATGCAGCAAACCGGTCTCGACAGCTATTCTGCCAAACTAATGTTCGGCGACTGGTTATGGTGGAGCGATCAAGTCAATAGTACGATTCGGTTGGTTTCTCCGCAAGGGTTCGTTGCCGGTCGCCTAGCAAATCTGTCGCCGGAACAGTCGAGTTTGAACAAACCAATTTACTGCGTCATCGGGAGCCAGATGTCCGGAACACCCGGCTCCGGTCAAAGCACATCCTATTCAGCGGCAGACCTTGCGGTGTTGTTCGGCGCTGGTATTGACGTAATCTCTAATCCCCAACCTGGCGGTAGCTTCTGGGGTGTCCGCGGCGGCTTCAACTCATCGTCCAACCAAGCGATTGATGGTGACAACTACACGCGGCTCACCAATTATATCGCCGCTACACTGGCTGCAGGGATGGGACAATACGTTGGGCAGGTAATCAATAGCGATTTGTTCCTCAGTATTCGCTCCTGCCAACTCGCATTCCTACAAAATATGTTAAGCCAGGGTCTTCTTGGAAGCTCCGATGGTAGTCTGCCATTCAGTGTGATCTGCGACATGTCGAACAATCCACCAAGTCGCACCGGGCTAGGGTACGTACAATCTGACGCGCAAGTACAATACCAGTCAATTAATGAAAAGTTCATCGTCAACGTCGAAGGGGGGCAGACGGTTCAGGTCTCTGTCCAGACCCTCCCTGGCGGGCAAGCGACCTAACGGGGTAGTTGCATGTCATTTACAGCATTTTCTGTTGGGCGTGACACCCAACTTGTGGTCATGGGACCAAACGGCCGCGTTAATCTGGAGCATGTCACTGCCTTCGAAAGTCGTCAGTTGACTCAATCGGTGCGTGTAAGCCGACTGGATGGAAGCCAGTTGGGAACCGAACTTCCTAAGGGTTGGGAGGGCAGCTTCGAGCTTGAGCGTGGCAACTCAGTCGTTGAAGATTTCGTCGCAGCGACGGAGCAGACCTACTTTAACGGCGGTAGCGCTGGATCGAACACAATGTATCAGTACATTAGCGAGACAGATGGATCGACTTCGACCTATCAATATGATGGCGTCACGTTCAAGCTAGTCAACGCCGGGACGTGGAAAGGCGAGTCCAGCGTCAAGCAGAAGCTTGAGTTCTTCGGCATCCGTAGGCGTCGCATATAATGAGCCCCTCTGAAACCATCGTTGGCAAAGCAGCTGAGACACGCTCGACAGTTGACACTTTAGGTCGACGGCTCACAATTCGGAGTCTAACTGCGCTAGATAAGCTACGGATTCTCAAGGCAGCAGGGCCAGACTTGGCCCTCAACCAACCTTGGCTTGCAATGGCGATCCTAGCTAGTTCGGTTACCGTTATCGATGATATACCTGTTCCCCAGCCTTCCAGCGAGATCCAGATTGAGGCATTGGTTGGTCGATTGGGCGACAGTGGTATTGAGGCCATTGCCCAGGCCCTTGAGACCTTATCAGAAGGCGATCAGTCCGAACAGGTCAAACAAGCGGGAAACTTGTTCGGCACCCCGATCTGACCGACTGTCTTTACCTAGTCAGAAACGGGGTGCCATTCGACGTCGCCTTTTCGCTACCTCCGGATGAGCGCATGGCATATGTAATTACGTTTGGAGTTCTGGATGGGATACAGTTCGACTGGAGAACCTTGCAGTGGAGGCATCTGGCATAAGAGTTCCGACGTAGGAACTAGAGCCCATGCTATTACACTATGACCATCTTGATCATTCCCAGGCGAAAGTACTCTCCCGGTGCTAATGCCTCCAAGAGCCTTCTCACTTTGCGTTGCCATTTCAACGCGCTTACTAGGATAAGCGACCGCGCGACGTCTATTCTTTACAGACTACTGCGGATCCCTGGGGTAACGCATGGGTTGAGTGATAGACGCGCACCGTGGGCCAATGTGGTCATCCCGACGCCACAGCGGCGTACAGGATTCGCAACATTCCTTCCACGTCATCTGCTATCCTATGACGCCGGCCGACACGTCTTTCCTCTCAACATCCCCAGTTTGCCTTTACGACCGCTATTATCGCAATCGCTTTCGAATACGCCACCGCTACCTAGCCGACACGGATCGTCCAAGTCCAGTAATCCTTACATACAAGCTCGTTCTAATGAACCGCCGCGGCGATTGGAAAGATCGATTCGTAGGCCAAGTCATACGAACACAACAGCAACCTCGCAGGCTCCACGGACCTCATTGACTCGACTCGGACCTTTCGGAACGGCCTCAGGAGAATTCACCTTACGAGCTCTCGGCCTCAGAATAGCAGCCTCTAACCCTATGTCTGCAGCCTTTAGCCCTATGTCTACGGTGGCGCAACTTAGATTAGTCCAGCATGCTCGTTCGTCCACGAATGGGCCTCTCGGCTTTGGCACTACTCGAACAGTATTCTTCTCTGCACCCTCCGGACTTCCGGAGGTTCCCTCCGCAGATACCCCAACGCGAACCCTGCCTCAGCGCTCGACGGCACAATCCCAGACTGCGGCACAGAGTGACTTGAGGCTAGGCCGGAGCATTAACGGTCAGGCGCAGGCATTCTCACTCGGCGATCTCTACTTGGAGAGCACCATCCTTGGTCGTTGGCTAACTCAGCATTTGAACCGACAGATAGAAGTTCCCCGAGCAGGCATTAGGTCTGTCGACCCTCGAATTACACCGGCCTGGGATGGGCCCTCCCTTTCAACGTGATGTTCTTAGTCCCCCGGCTCAGCCGAGAGCTGCCACTTGCCGCCACGCGATGACGGCTTGGCGGCAGTGAAGAATCAAACCATCCGAGAGAAGGATGTGAATCTCCGCGGTCGGGCCATGCCGCAAGCACGGTTCCGGGCCCGTCACGGAGACCTGGCCCCGGCATTGGGTCATGCCGATCGGGTGATGGGGTTCGTGGACTGCCGTGTCGGACTGCTGTGACCCGAGGGACGAAACAGCGTTGAACGGCCGGCGCTGATGACGACACTGGAGCGGACGTCAACGCACACCGGTCGCTGCTGCATTTTGTGGTTCCAACACCATGGCCCGATCGGAGGGTGCTGCGCCGGGTTCGCGTGCGTGTGCTGTCGACGATCACCCGCGACGAGGCGGTGCAGGCCGTGATCATCGATGACACTGGTTTTCCCAAGAAACGCAGCCAGTCAGCCTGCGTAGCATGGCAGCGTTGCGACTAGCTGCCTAATAGGAGAACCGCCAGGTGGCGGTGAACCTATCTGTCGCGGCCCATCAGGCAAGCCGCCAATTGACTATAGGCCCTATCTGCCGAAGGACTGGACGGATGACCCGGTCCACCGATCCGGCACTGGTGTGCCCGAAGACGTCACGTTGCGCACCAAGCTCGAGATCGCCCTGTGGCAGCTTCGCCACTCTTTCCTTGAAGGCGTGCCACCAGCCGTAGCGCTGGCGGACCCGGCTACCGCAACGACAGCGAGTCACAGGCCGGAATCAGCGAACTCCGATTGCCTTGCGTAATCATCAGGCATGCTGCCCAGAAGGACAGCCTAGTGACTCGGCGAGACGTCGCTGCCGCCGGTACCCAGATTGGCCCGCGGCCGGGCCGTCAAGCCGTGGCGCCGCGACGACGTACATCAGGCGGTCTCACCCAAGACAGTCACTCTGGAACTTTCTGCGGCTGCATGGCGGCAGATTGCGTGGCGAGGCACAGCAGCACGCCGCCGGCCCAGCAATTCGCACGGTGGCGGACCCGCCCGCACGCAACGATACCAAGTGAAGCATCCCGGCGGACGGCCAGTGGCTGTTGGTTGAATGTCCGTAGAGCGAAACCACAGCAGACTATTACTGTTTCTCTACACTGCCGCCAAGATCTCATTCAAGCACCTGACCAACCAGACCAACCAGACCAACCAGACCAAATTGCGATGGCAGATCGGGCTGCACCACCTTAAACTGACGCAGCAAGTTGCGCTGGGCCACGTGAAGGACGCTGATGGCGCGGCTTTCATCACCACGAAAGTGTCTGCAACGCGGACTCCGGCCCCGTGATCTTCGAGAAGGAGACAGCTCCCTTCCACCCGCCGGACCTGCCTGCGTCTGGCGACGCGCGCTATCAGCCCTTCCCATTGGTTACCGAGCCGGAGGTTCTGCCACTGCGCTCATAACGCCACATACCGACTCAATCGCCACACAGTGCGTTCGCCTCGCTCGCACCCTCGTTCACGCCCGGCCCCGATGTCCCTGCTCTAGGCGAATGTCACAGAGGCAGGTCGAACAAATAGGGTGACGTAGTGGTATTAGACCACCTCCAGGCTAGGATTGCACACCTGTTGGGCGTTACATGGTTCTTCAATACTCTTATCCGAGGAAGCTATGTCGGAGCCAGCATTAGTACTCGAGTCATTTGTTTTCCAGGACTTTGAAGTGCCAACAGGGGTCAGATTTGGGGGGCGGCAGCTCCTAGCCATCCACCAATTGACCGATGGACGAAGAATTATTGACAGCATCGGTCCAGATGAGTCTGAAATATCATTCTCGGGAGCGTTTTCAGGGGCAGACGCGGCCTTCCGTGCACGAACGCTAAATTCTCTTCGCACAGCAGGTAACGAGCTCGCCCTAACCTGGGACGTTTTCTTTTATACGGTTATTTTACGCGAATTCGAGGCGGATTATGAGAACCCAGTATGGATCCCATACCGTGTCGCCTGCACAGTGGTGCGGGACGAATCGTTGACCATTACCTCCCCTACGCTTTCTATTGGAAACGGTATTCTGGCCGACATAGGGCTTGCCGCAAGTCAATGCGCCGGCCTCGGTCTTGATTTGACAGTTACCCAAACGTGTCTGAATGACCCCAACGCCACAATCCTTGGGACTGCGGCGTACTTAGCGGCCGGGCTGCAACTCGCCCGCACTACATCTGCTATCGATAGTTACATCGAAGACACGGAGACCATACTCCAGACTGCCATGCCACCGAATGGAAGCCCAGCTGAATCACTGATGGTTGGGCTCAATACCTCAACCCTCGCTGCGCAGCAGTTGGCCTGCTTGACAAGCGCAAATTCCTACGTAGGCCGAGCCTCACGAAATCTCTCGCGCGCGAGTACCTGATAGTGACAACTATAACCGTCGCCGGCGGCAACCTATTCCGTATCGCGGCAGAGCAGTTGCTTGATGCAACCCAATGGATAAGAATTGCGCAACTGAACAGTCTGTCTGATCCCATTCTGTGCGGCGTAATATCCCTTCTCATACCAGACCAAAACCCGAATGCGGGAGGTGGAATTGCTTCTCAATGAGCCCTTACCGTTTTACCGCACGCCAAGGCTTCGCGTTCTGGCGAATGGCCAGTTGGTGACTGGCGCCTACGCAAGTGAGATCACATCAAACAATCATTATAGCGCTGACCATTTCAGCACCGTCGTTGCGCTTGGCGCCGATCCGTATGCGAATGCCGAGTTCTGGTCATCCGAATCGGACATTCTTATTGATATTCAGCTCAGTTTGGCTGGCGACACCGGGTTTGTCAGCTTATTGCAAGGATATGTTGACACCGTATCGATCAACCCGAGCGGTGAAGTCGCGCACATCAGCGGGCGTGACTTCACCGCGGCGCTGATTGAAGCCAGGACTCAAGAAGCCTTCTCCAATAGGACATCAAGTGAAATAGCCACTATTTTTGCCAGCCGTCACAATCTTACCCCTCATGTTATACAAACAAATACCCCCGTTGGCCGCTTTTATCAAAGCGACTATGAGATTCTGACACTAAGCCGCTTCTCCAAGGCGACGACGGAATGGGATTTCCTGGTGTCACTTGCTCGTCATGAGAATTACGACGTTTTTGTGAATGGTACTAACTTATATTTTCAACCATCTACTGGGATTTCGTCAATCGACAAGGTCGTGTATCCCACCGATCTGATTGAGCTTACGCTTGAACGAGCACTGACCCTGTCGCGCGGCATACAGGTCACAGTACAAAGTTGGAACTCCTTAAAACAGAACTCACTTACCGAGTGTGTAGCTAGCACGGTTAGCGGAGACTCCTCGGGTAGCTCTGGTACCAGCACAAGACCAAATCAGCAATACGTGGCTATACACCCCAACTTGACACCTGACAAGGCGCTCGCAATGGCCCGACAATGTATATCGGAACTCTCTCGCCACGAGCGCGTGATAGAGCTCACAATGCCGGGGGACCTTGTACTCACACCTCGTAGTGTAATTGCACTAGATGGAACTGGAACAGATTTCGACCAAGCCTACTATATAGATTCGATTGAACGCACATTCCGACCAAAGACTGGTTTTGTCCAACACATTCGAGCTTACAACAGCTCGCCAAGAACAGAAACAGTTCTAACCTCGACAGTTTCCTAATGGAACGATTCCTCAACACGATAAAAATGCATGCCGAGGCTCTGCTACAGTCCCAGGCTCAGCCACGGTTTGGCACGGTCACGTCGGTTGATCCGAATACGGGAACCGCACGACTGACACTGCAGCCCGAAGGAGTCCTGAGCGGATGGCTCCCCATCTTATCGCCCTGGGCCGGTGCCGGATGGGGAATGATATGCCCCCCGGCGCCTGGCGATCAGGTGCTTGTACTAGCTCAGGAGGGAGCGGCCGAGCACGGAGTTATAGTTGGCCGAGTTTTCTCGAGCCAGCAATCGCCTCCTGCTGCTCCAAGTGGCGAACTCTGGCTCGTCCATCAATCCGGCTCTTATCTGAAGCTATTAAATGATGGGACGGTGACAGTTGGCGGTGATTTGCACGTCAGTGGAGACGTCTATGATAGCAAAGGCAGTCTGTCCCGGTTGCGAGGCCATTATGACGCCCATACTCATGTTGACTCTCGCGGTGGCGTGACCACAACAAGCAGCGAACAGGATTAAGAATCAGATGTCTGACCTTGCGCACCAATGGGGTTCCGACCTGGAATTCGGGCCCACGGGTGATCTGGCCGTCCTCGGGGGATCGGCTCTTGGTCAGCAACGAGTTCTACGACGCCTTCTCACGAGCCCACTCGATTACATCTGGCAGCCTAGCTATGGCGCTGGCTTAGCCAGTTTCATCGGACGACCCGCGAATGCATTACGAATCCGCGCAACTATTCGCAGCCAGATATTCAAGGAGGCCACCGTGGCGCAGACTCCGGAGCCGGTCATTGAGGTAACTTTGTGCCCAGGAGGTGCGTCCGGAGATGTGTACGTTCATATTCTTTACGAGGACGCACAGACGGGTCAAACCCAGGTGTTGACGTTCTCCGTGGGTGATTGATCAATGCAGCTATCACTTCAATCCTTCACTAGTCTAGTCCAGCAGATGGCTGCAGCGGTGCAGGCCGCAGCAGCACCGCTTCTTGATCTTTCGATAGGCTCTACGCTCCGAGCAATACTAGAGGCAACCGCATCTATCGCGTTATGGATGCAGTGGCTGATCCTACAAGTCCTCCAGATGACACGAGCGGCGACAAGCAGCGGCCCTGATCTCGATAGCTGGATGGCCGATTTCTCCCTGAACAGACTCCCGGCGAGTCCAGCTTCCGGGGTGGTCACCTTTTCTCGCTTTAACACAAGTGTTCCCGCGACGATCCCGGTTGGCGCGCTCGTGCGAACCGCTGATGGCAGCCAGACATTCTTAGTTGTCGAGAACACCGCTGGCACGGGATGGAACCAGACGCAGAACGGTTACGTGATCGGCATAGGTGTCACCGCTCTCGATGCGCCGGTTGTAGCAGCAACCGCAGGGACCTGCGGCAATGTGCAGGCCGCTGCAATATCAGTCCTCGCGTCTGCGTTGGTCGGAATAGATAGTGTCTTGAACGCCGCCTCGTTTAGCAACGGCATTGACGCCGAGTCGGACTATGCTTTCCGGCTACGCTTTCAGACCTTCATGGCAAGCCTGTCGCGAGCAACTGTGGTGGCCGTGGGATACGCCGTTACCACCGTTCAGCAAGGGCTCAACTATACAATACAGGAGAATCAGGGGCCATCTGGGGCATTCCAACTCGGGAATTTCGTGATCGTCGTCGATGATGGATCTGGCTATCCGTCCAGCGCCCTCTTGGCCATGGTTCAGCAGTCGGTCGAAGCCGTTCGTCCAGTCGGATCAACATTTTGCGTTTTCGCACCAACAGTCACAGAAGTAAACGTCTCCCTGACTATCACCACCACGGATAACATCAACGTCACTCTACTTACACCAGCGATCGTCGGAGCAATAGACGGATATATCAACACCCTGCCGGTCGGAGCTCCACTTCCTGCGACCAGAATTGTGCAGCTTGCGTACTCGGCCAGTTCGAGCGTGACCAACGTGACAGGGATACTACTGAATGGCCAGCCTGCGGATGTCGTTACACCACCCTCTGGTGTGATCAAGGTTGGAACGGTGGTGGTAAGTTGATATGATAGGGGACCAGCGAGACATCCTGTACCGCCTTAAGCAGGTCTTACCGCTTCGGTGGTTTCCCGACAACACGCCGGTTCTCGACACACTACTTACCGGCATCGCATGGGCGTGGACCTGGGTATACGGCCTTCTACAATATGTTGTATTCCAGGCGCGAATTTCGACGGCTGAAGGCAGTTGGCTAGACCTGATCGCGATGGATTATTTCGGATCGAGTCTCGGTCGACGCGCCGGAGAGAACGACAGCGCATACCGGCTGAGAATTCAGTTGGAGCTTATTCGCCAAAGGGGAACCCGAAAATCTGTAATTTCATCACTGATCGACCAGACTGGTCGGCCACCCATAGTCTTCGAACCAGCCAATACTGCTGATACGGGAGGGTACGGAAGTATCAGCGGTGCCGGTGGAGGGTTCGCCTATGGCCTCGCGGGCGGCTGGGGAAATCTAAGCCTTCCTTTTCAGTTTTTCGTTACGGCCTATCGACCGGCGGAGGGGGGCATCAGATCTGTATCGGGTTGGGGATGTGATGTCGGGGGATATGGCGACGGGTCGGTGGAATACGCTACACTTTCCATGGTGCAGGGGCAGGTTACGGACAACGATATCTGCGCCTCGATCGTAGAAGTTCTTCCGGTTGGCGTCATAGCTTGGACCCGGATAATCAGCTAGTGTTTCTATTTAAGCCACGAGGATCATATGGATCGTAATTTAGTTTACCCTGGAAGCATCCCGCTCGACACCGACCTTCTAGCTGTCAATCGTAACACTATGATCGCGTTGGGCTATTTGGCCCAGATAGTGCTGGGCATCGACCCCGTTGTGGATGGGCTTGCCTGCGTACCCACGTCCCCGCCTTCAATGACTATAACGGTGGGTCCGGGTACGATGTCACAACTTTCAGTCATCGACATGCTCCCGTATGGTTCGTTGCCCGCGGACACAATCGATCCTCTGCTTAAGCTTGGCGTTAACATAGCGCCCTCAACCTTTGCGCTCACCGCTCCGACGACGTCAGGCCAAGCTGTGAATTACCTGATCGAAGCGACCTTCCAGGAAAGCGATGTCAATCCGATAGTGTTGCCATACTATAATGCGGCACAGCCATCGCAGCCTTACAGTGGTCCGGCTAACTCTGCTGTTCCCCAAAATACCCTACGCACTCAATCTGTTGAATTACAAGTGAAGTGTGGTGCGCCTGCCATATCCGGAACCCAGTCTACCCCGCCCGTCGACAACGGCTGGACCGGACTATATGTGATTACAGTCCCTTACGGCAAGACGTCTATTATGAATTCAGATATCCTGACACTGCCGACAGCCCCCTTCCTGGCATGGAAGCTGCCCTGGCTGCGTCCGGGCTTCGGCTCAGGGATTCAAAGCTACACTGCATCCGGAACCTTTATCGTTCCCGCAGGCGTTTCCCAGGTGGAGGTGGAAGTCTGGGGGGGAGGATCCGGAAGCTACGCATCCGTCTCCGGACCACAGACTGGTAACGCTTCAGGCGGCGGATCGGGCGGAGGCTATGGTCGAAAGCGGATTGCCGGTCTAACTCCAGGCCAGTCCATTGGCGTAATTGTCGGTGCTGGCGGAAACTACGGAGCGGCAGGTGGCGGCGCAAGCTCCGGCGGCACATCGAGCTTTGGTCCTTATGTGAGCGCCACTGGGGGCTGCCTGAATGGTCTTGCAAGTGCCGCGAACCCGCAAAATGGCGGTACGCCTGCGGGCACGGGAGTCGGAGGAGACGTCAATCTTACGGGATCTGCTGGCCAAGCGGCCGTGCTGACTCAGGGAGGTATGGGCGGGGCCGCCCCAATGGGTGGTAGCCAGAACAGCGGTACGACGGGCGTTGCTGGCGCGTTCCCTGGCGGAGGTGCCGCTGGGGCCGGAACGGGCGCCAATGGTAATACGCCATATAACGGCGGGGCTGGTGCGCCTGGTCTGGTAGTTGTGAGGTGGTGACATGCGAACCTAGGCGCGGATTCAGGACGGATGGGTGGTGGAGTTGGTGACCACCAACCTGGAGATTTCGGCCCTGTGCCAGCCAGCTTTGGCATGGGTTGACGCGTCGTCTGTGGTAGGCATCTCCCAAGGATGGACCCATGATGGCATTGCTTTCTCTCAGGAAGGCATTCCTGGGGTCGTGCCGCTGGTGTTGTCTAACCCATCTTATTCACCGCATAGCAGGGATTCGCTGACGGGCATGGTACAACCGCCTGGAATCGCGTAGAGATTGGGTGCTGACGCCAACCCCGGTACCCGGACAGAAACTGCCATGCCCGCCAATGACGATGATACGCTTCTGCCATTCTCCTTGCCAAGTATTTGCCAGAAGAAGGTCACCGCCGCGTTCGACGGCGGCCTGATCAGTTCCGACGGCGGTGTTCTACTGCTGGCCGGTGCCGACAAGCGGCTTGGTCTGATCGATACTTTGGCCGCGATCGTCCCCGACCATCGCGATCCCGATCTGATCACG